GGGGTTTGGGTTTTGGGACAAGTCCGGCAACGTGACCTTCGCCGAAGACGACCGGATCGACTATACGAATCCTGGTGCCGCCTACCACCAGGAATCGGCGCTCAAGGTCACAGTGCGCGAAGTGTTGGACGGAATAACCAGCCGTGAAATGAACGTCCCGCGCGGCCGCTACAAGCTGACTATACCTGTTGGGTTCACGGGCACCACCGGCTACGGGACGCTCCTACGCGTGGATATCGTTGGCCGGGATGTCGCAACCGCTGATAGCCCCGTACTGGCCAGCCAGCGCAATCGGTCCCTCGATGGAGTCGTGTTTGTCACCGTCCCGTTCACCATGAAGCGCGATGGCAAGGTGTCTATACGCGCGGTGATCGAGGATGGCGCCGGCGTTGAAATGTCGGTGGGCATGGCCCGAATCATGCGCAAGTCGCAACAGCCGGTCGACCTGTCGACAGGCACCACCGTCATGCTGGGGGATAGTTGGATCAGCTCCGGGGCCATTCTCCGGCGGTTTCAGACCCACTGGTTCCCGGATGCCAAGTTCGTGCAGGCGGGCATCGGTGGCAACCACGTTCGGCACTTACTTGAACGGTTCGATGCGGACGTGATCCCGCACAAGCCAGATAACGTCGTCGTGCTTTGCGGCACGAACGATGCCTACAGGATGCCGGCCGTCCAAGAATTCCAGGATCAAATCGCCGTGCTACGGGAGAAGATCTACGCCATCAGCGCTCGCCCTATCTTCTGGGATTGCTCGGTGTGCTTCAAGGACTACAAGGACGGCGAACGGCTTTCCCCCTCGCGCGCCCTGGCCACCGGCACCGACTTCGACGGCATGGCCCCCTATCCTACGGCCTAGCGCTGCCGGGCCTGGCAGGCAGCAAGCTGTGCGGTCACTCGTTGGATTCCAGCCCTGAGGGCGAAATAATCTGATCGAGCAGATGGATCAAGTTCGGCACGGGCTCCATCACCCAGGCGGGCGCGGGCTCCGGCTTCGGACATTCCACTGCTGGTGGTGGGGCAGGTGGCAGCGACGTGCAACCGCTGGCGGCCAGCATCAACATCAGCCCGCAGGCCATCGTCTTGTATTTGCGCATTGCGCATCCCTCCGTATGCGGCCCATTCAGCCTTGGCGTTCTGTGCGTTGATATCGCCGACTTCGGCATGGCGCCGCTGCAGGATCTCCCGCGCCTGGCGCTGAGACTCAGCCACCCGGCCAGCCTCGTCGGCGCGAAGGGTGGCAATCTGCGCGCCGTAGCGCCAGCTCTGCGCCTTCCAGGCGGCGCCGCCCGCCAAGATGGCGCCCACCACCAGGGCCGCGGCGTATCCCTTCCAGCCGATCAATGCTGTAGACAGACCCATGTGTCCACCTCCCTGCGCGTAACGAGGCCTGGCAGCGTCATCAGTACACCGCCCACGCGCCCCTTCACCCAGCGGTCAAGCTCCGCGCAGCCGCCGGCATAGTCGCCCGAATTGAACTTGCGCCGCATGGTGGATTCGGCCAGGTTGCCCGCGCCCAGGTTGTAGGTGAAGTCGATCAACGCCGCGCGCTGCCAGTCGTTCAGCGGCACGGTAATCAACCTGCGCACCGCCCGATCGGCAATGGCGAGATCCGCATCGCGCCAGGCGTCGCACTCCGCATCCGTGTATATCCGCTTCGGGTCGATGTCCGGGCCGGTATGCCCGTCGCACACGGTCAGCACGCCTACCGGGTCGATGTATGGCTTGCCGCGAACCTTGCCCGGCTCGAAGTGCGCGACCAGCACACCCGCGATGGCCAGCGCGCCGGCGCTGGAGGCGGCCAGGAGCTTGCGTTTCAAAGGTGCCGGGATCATTTGATACCTCGCCAGGCCGAGTAGGCCGTAATCGCGGCGGTGACTAGCCCGACGATGTAGGCCAGGGGCCTTGCCACACGGCCCAGCCCCTGCAGCACCTTGAAGCCGCCCGCCAGGGCCTGGAACGTGTCAACGATGTCCTGCGTGTTCTGGCGGATGGTCTCGATGGAATCGGTGTTGCGCGCCGTGGCTTCAGTGTTGCGCGCAGTGTCCTGTTCCATCTGGACTACGCGCGCGTGTAACGACTTGATAAAGGCGTCGGATAGATGCTCGTCGGCCACGGTATCAATCCTTGGCCCACGAAACTTCAGCGGTCACGGCGATGGTTTGGGCCGCCCCTGTGCCGTTGCTCGCCACGATGTTCACGATTCGCGAGTCAGAATTCGTACGGTTCAGGAGGACATCAGCCACCGCCGTTCCGGACGGGATCACCTTCTCGTCGGTAAGTGTTGTAGACAACGTGGTGGCGTAGCCGACGCGCAGTGACATCCCCGCGGTGGCTACCGAGAAAAGATTCCGCAGGGTTGCCGTCGAACGCGTGTACTCAGGGACGCCACCAAGAACGACAGAACTGCCGGCCGGCACTGCCATCGTGGCGACGATCGAGAAGCTTCGGACATCAGAGCCGGTCCCGGCAATTTGAGCCGCCTGATTGAGGTAGTTCACCCGGATCGCGTAGCGGCGGCTATTGGTCAGCTGCTCGCCTGGCGCGATCGGGTAGAACGCGGAGCCCACGGAGCAGTTGAAAAACAGGGGTTGTGCGCCAATCGCGGCGAAATTCGTCTTCAGGGTGTTCAGTTCGGCTTCGAACGCTGTAGCCGTGATCCCGGCGTAGATGTCGTTGGTGCCACACATGAACCAAACGAAATCAGGATTTTCTGGCGCCACGTCAGTACCGAAACGCGCAACCAGGTCGGTGATTTTGTTGCCCGACACGCCCTTGTTGACGAACACGGCTTTCGGCAAACGCTGCTGGAAGCGTTGCATCATGAGTCCGTTGGCGAACCAGCTATCGCCGAACAGGACGTGCTTTCCGCGATCTAGCGAGCCAAGCCTACCAACAAGCCGGTAATAGGCCAGGCGGCCCACGTTGAACGTCATGCCCCCGGAATATGGGGAAGTGAGGCTTATGCTGACAGTGCTGCCCGGCCGCACAGTGAACCCGCCCTGCAACAGGCGAATTCCGTTAAAGCCAGTCACGGTCTGGGTGGCAATACCGTACTGTTCTCCGTTCGAAGTCGTCTCTGTCAGGGTGAGCAGAACTCCGCCGGCAAAGTTTCCGACACGCTGACCGAGGTTGACCGCGACCGAATAACGATAGGTACCCCCGGGTAGTGCGACGGGTGGTGACTTTGTGCCGTCGCCCACGCCCGGTGCAGTTACCTTCACCGAACGGTTTGCGACCTCAGAAATTCCCGGGTTTTCATAGGAGAAAGTCGTGTCGGCAGCAACGGTGGCGGCACCTACCGCGGTCCACGCTTGATAGTCCCGTTTGACGGTGTAAAGCTGCTCCCGATAATCCAAGCGACGCAGAGCGTCGTCGACTATGGTGTTGTATCCGAACTGGTTGGGATGCGCGTCATTGGCGTAAAAGTTGTGCACCTCGCCGCCCACGGCAATCGGCGCCTCCAGTGGGTCTTTCAAAGTCAGGTTGTTGCCGCTGATCGTCTTGATAACTGCCGGGTAATACAGCCCATTCGTAGCCACGTAGCAGATGAGTTGGTCCACCTTCAACTGCGAACCGTTCGACACCGACAACAAGATCGCGCCCGCGGCGGCCGGGGCAGTCGCAGTAACGGTAACCACCTGCCCCGCCACCTCCGCCGACCCCCATCCCACCCCGCGAAGCGTGCCGAAGTGCATGTCAATCATCTGTGGCGAAAGATCCTCACGGCTGGCCGCCAGAATATCGACCTTCGCCGCGGCCATCTCGGTCTGAAGCGTATCGATATCCGCTTCCGCGCCGCGTAGGGCCAGGTGTACGGTGGTGGCCGGGCCCGTCGCCGGCTGGTAGCCGACCATGTTCGCGCCGTTGGTGGGGTTCCCTGCATCAGCCAAGCGCTCGACAACAAATTGGCCGGTGCCGTCCGTGGAAAGATCTGCCAGCGCCTCGACGATGTCCTGCTTGCGCGCGGCGTCGTTCATCTCCAACGGCACGCCGAGTCCCTCAATTCGGTTCCCTTTCGCGCGGTACGCACCAGCCCCGTCCACATCGTCAGCACCGAGAACAAGCGCCCGCGTTAGGCTGGTATATGCCGTCTTGATCGCCAGCCAAAGGCGATCAAAGTCAAGGTTTACAGTTCCAGCAAATAGATCGCCGTAATTTTGATAGTCGGTAGCACGGGCGGCGACGACTTCCAACTGCATCAGAATGGCAACACCCGAAGCCGGGGCTGTGATGAATGTGACCGTGCCGCCTTGCATCTGGCCCAGGCCGCTGATCGCGTATTGTGAAGGCGCCACGAGGACTCCCGCCACATACACTCCCAGGTCGCGCGCCTCAATGCACAGAAAGTCGAAGGCGAATGCCTTGGCAATACCATTGCCGACAGCATCGGTGCGAGTGTTGGAATTTTCGGGGACAGTCACGGCAGGGACTCCGGCGCATGCGCCGGCCTTGCCGGCGGCTAGGTTTCGAGGGTGACCTCGTGCACACCCCCTGTTGGGCGCCAATCTTCCCGCCCAAGCCCGGACGGAATCCCGTCTTTTTCCCTCACCATCCGGCCGATGCGGACGGGTGCCTGCAGGATCGCGCCGGCGCCGCTATCCAGGTAGTCGTCGGGCTGGTCCTTGACCTCTGGGTTCCAGTCCTTCATCTGGTCCCACATCGGGCCATCCAGCACATCGGTGTGCGCCCATAGAACGCCGGATTTCAATGCCGGTTCCAGACCGTCAAGGATGCGCGGGTTCTTGGGGCCGGTGACCTGGACGTCAGTCACGCCACACCGCAAGCCCTCCTGCTTGAGCGCCTGGCGTAGCAGTTGCGGGACGAAGGCGCCGTTTCCGTTCGTCTCTACATAGACGTTGGGGATATTGAAGCGCTCAATCAGGCGGCAGGCCTGCATCACCTGGCCGCCGATGATCTTGGCGTTGCGCGCGTCAGAGAATTCGGCGAACTCGCCCATCATTGCGTCACAGACGTGCCAATAATTGTTACCCGCTGCGTCATCCAGCACCAGGGAGAAGGCGGATACGTCGCCGCGTATCTTTCCGAGCGCGCAGTCCCAATAGGCGCGCGCGCTGACAATCTGGACATTACCCAGCATCATGCGCACCGCACGGTTGGCCAGCTCGACGCGCGGATGCACGGCGTAAGGCTTGATCTTTTCCGGGTCCAATCTGGATTCCTTGATGGGCTTGGCCTGCAGCTGATACTGCGAGTCCCAATAGTTCAGCGTCCGGGTTTTCTTGCGGCGGATCTCGATTTCAGCCCGGGTGAAGCGTTCCGGCCATGCGCAGCGCGCGTAGATGTCCAGCACGGCGCCGCCCGGCGGCTTGGCGAATAC